AAAGTAAATATCCTGGATTGGATTAGAACTCAACTATGATCAATCTCAAAGAAGCAACATTCATCATCCCTATCAGGATTGAGTCTCCTGACAGACTTCGTAATGTGGTGACAACTACAGCATTTCTTCTTGAAAACTTCGACACTAATATCATCATCAAAGAAGTTGACTCAGAGTCTGTCTTTCAGAAGGAGGCTATGCCTATCTTGAGAGAGATATGTGAAGTTCCTATCGATGTCAAACATATCTTCGTTCAAAATTATGAACCTCTGTTTCACAGACAGAAAGTTCTGAATGAGATGATTATGGAAGCAAACACTAAGATCGTAGTCAACTATGACTGTGATGCAATCCTTCCAGTAGAATCTTATGTCAAAGCCTATGAAGGTATCATGAATGGTACATTTGATGTGGTCTATCCATATGGTCAGGGTAGGTATCAATATCAGGTTAAACCATCTGATGATGTTGTTTCTGACTTCCTTGAATCAAATGAATATGCAATTCTCAAGTCTAATGCAAGAGTCCATGACTCTGACTTTGGATGGGTTCAGTTCTTTGATAGAGACACTTATATCAAAGGTGGTATGGAGAATGAGAACTTCAAAGCATACGCTCCAGAGGACAAAGAAAGGTATTATAGATATACTACACTTGGTTATAAAGTAGGAAGGATAACTGATTACATTTATCACCTTGAACATTCTCGCGGAGAGAACTCCTGGTTTAGTAATCCTCACATGACATCTAATAATGATGAGTGGGAGAAAATTCAGAGAATGGATAAAGAACAACTTATCGAATATTATTCGGGACAAAGCTATTTGAGGAAATACAATGAGGGTTCTTAACCTTGGTTCGAGTGGACAGATCGGTGCATATCTGACTGAGTATCTGACACGTAAAGGACACGAAGTCGTTGAATTTGATATTGCGAAACATCATGGTCATGACTTGACAAAAATCCCAAACCATAATCTTGAACGTGAGGTAGAGAGAGCAGACTTTGTTTTCTTTCTCGCATTTGATGTTGGTGGATCACGTTACCTGAAGAAGTATCAACACACATTCAAGTTCCTTGATAACAATGCAAGGATGATGGTGAATGTCTTTGGTCTCCTGGAGAGATACAATAAGAGATTCGTGTTTGCTTCGTCACAGATGAGTAACATGTCTCACTCTCCTTATGGTGCTGCAAAGAAGATGGGTGAACTTTACACCAAGTCTCTGAAAGGTTTGACTGTCAAGTTCTGGAATGTCTATGGTATCGAGAAAGACCATGACAAGTCACACGTTATCACCGACTTTATCCGTAAGGGATTTGAGTTCGGTGATTTTGACATGATGACCGATGGCACAGAAGAACGTCAGTTCCTGTACGCTGAAGACTGTTGTGAGGCACTGGAGACAGTCATGGAAAACTATTCAGACTTCAAACCAGAGGATCCCCTTCACATCACATCGTTCAATTCTTCAAGTATCAAAGAAGTTGCACAGATCATTATGGGTCAATTCAATATGATTGGTAGACCCATCAAGATTCATCCTGGTCTTGCGAAGGACAGTGTTCAACTTGACAAGAGAAACGAAGCCAATAATTATATTATGGGTTGGTGGTTACCAAAGACCAACCTTCAGGATGGTATTGCAAAAGTATTCAACGATATGAAAAATGATTGGATTTGATTATCTTGGTAAGGCTGGACAATTAGGAAATCAAATGTTCCAGTATGCTGCGACCAAAGGTATCGCAGTCAACCGTGGATTCGATATGTGTATCCCTGACCATGATGAAGTATTTCATGATGGGATTGGTAACTTCCTCAAGATCGAACTGGACAATCCCTTTACGATCCAGTGTCAACGTGGTATGATAGGTGGGTCGGTCGTTCAAGAGCATCGGTTCCACTTCAACGAAGAACTCTTCCATGAGTGTCCAGACAACGTAAGTCTGTATGGATTCTTTCAGACGGAGAAATACTTCAAACATATTGAAGATGAAATCCGTCAGGACTTTAAGTTCAACTCTAAAATTCAAGGAGAGTGTGAACCTATCGTTGATGAGGTGTTCGATCAAAGTCCCATTGCTTTACACATTCGTAGGGGAGACTTTCTGATCAACAGTGGTAATCACCACAACCTTTCTCTTGAATGGTACGAGAAAGCCTTGAGTAAGTTTGACCCAGACAGGGAAGTAATTCTTTTCACTGATGACCCATTCTGGGCTTCTTCTCAAGAACTATTCAAACCAGATAGATTCCTTCTGTCTGATGGCAACAGTTCCTATCATGATCTGTACCTGATGACACAGTGTAGTGACTTTATCATTGCCAACTCTACATTCTCATGGTGGGGTGCTTGGTTGGCAAACTGTGGTAGAGTCATTGCTCCTTCCAAATGGTTTGGACCAAACAATGCTCATTTAGACACGAAAGATTTGTACCCTGACCATTGGGAAATACTGTAATGGATAAAAACAAAGCCGTATATAAACTTCAAGGTCTTCCGAAGATCTATTGTATCAATCTCGATGGACAACCTGAGAGATGGGAGTACATGGAGAACCAGTTCAAGTACTGGGAGATTACTGACTATACCCGTGTGTCTGCTTACGATGGTCGAGACGACGATCTGGGACACATTCTGAAGGGTAGGTACCCTGACATGTGTTCACCTGGTGAGATTGGTTGTGTGACCTCTCACCTCAAGGCTATCAAAGAGTTCTATGATAGTGGTGAACCATATGCAATCATGATGGAAGATGATTGTGAACTTGATCTGGTCAGGTTTTGGAACTTTACATGGAAGGACTTCTTTGGTAGAATCCCATATGATTGGGACGTAACTCAAATCTCAATCATCTGTACTGGTGATATCAACATCAAGATTCATAAACGTTTTGTCAATGAATTCTCCACAGCATGTTATATTATCACCCGTCATCACGCAGAGAAACTGATCCGTCTTCACTGTCGTGGTGACCAGTACAAACTTGACAATGACGTGAGACCAAGACCTGTTGCAGATGATCTCATCTACAATTCTGGTAACACTTACGCCATTCCACTTTTGTTATATAAGACCGATCTAGGCTCCAGTATCCATCAAGACCATGTGGAAGTATTCCACAAGAGCAACTATCAGGCTCAGTTTAACTTCTGGTCACAGGCTGGAGCTCAGATGGAAATCACTGAGTTAATGGACTTTAATCCATACCTGGGACGGGTATCCGATCCATCCCAGGGACAACCCGAACAACAGGGTTGACAAAACACTAAGTGTTTGTTACTATAAATACTTCACCTTTTGTCTTTCAGTAATTAAAGTAACAATCGGTAACACAAACAGGGAGTATGTCGATTCCCTTTCCATCCGTGGGTCAAACTCCACGAGAAAAAACGAGGTAAAACTAATGTTCAAATCTGTATTCGCAGCTACTGCTGCTCTGTCTATGTCCGCAGGCGCTGCCCTTGCAGGTCCATACGTAAACGTCGAAACCAACGCTGGCTGGACCGGCGGTGACTACACTGGCGCAACCACCGACCTTCACGTCGGCTATGAAGGTGCTCTGGGTGAAGACGGTTCGTATTACGTCCAAGCAGGTGCTTCCGTCGTCTCTCCTGACGGTGGTGATTCTGATACCGTTCCTTCTGGTAAGGCGGGTCTGGGTCTGGCTCTGACTGATGCACTGGGTGCATACGGTGAAGTCTCCTTCATCGGTTCTGGTGATGCTGATATCGATCGTGGTTATGGTGCTAAGCTGGGTCTGAAGTACAACTTCTGATCTCTTGACACTGTAGTATAATTAGAGGGTCCTAAGTGACCCTCTTTTTTTATGAGAGAATATTTTAAATCTATTTTGTTTAGTCCTGTGACACACTTCAATGTGTTGATCATAGGATTTTTCCTCTTGGTGGGGTTACTCCACAACCATGCTCATCACTCCTTAGAGATTGACCCTGATGGGTTCGTAAGGAGGTGGTGTAAGGAGAACCCAGAGGTGTGTGTCAGTTATGGATCCGACACTTACTAGTTTGACAAATGTAAAGAAATCATATATAATGTTACAATACTTCACACAGGAGAGATCCGTGACTGTAACTACAAATGAGTATGGCCAGCAAAACATGTTTGCTAGAGAGCCACAAATGTATGTTTCAAAAACTGACGCAGAACGTTATGGCTATGAGACCTACGCAGAACGTGCCGAAAAAATGAACGGTCGTTTTGCAATGATGGGTTTCGTTGCAGCAGTTGTATCCTATGCAACTTCTGGTAGTGTATTTTTCTTTGGAGCCTTCGGATTCTGATGATTGAACTTCTTACTTATTATGTTATTGCTGGTGCTCTTATCATCGGAGCTCCTGCAATTTTCTTCCTCATCGCCTTTATGCCTGCACTGCAGAACACTAAGGGTCGTATGGTAGGATACAAAGACCACAAAACTTATGGTGACTCATCCATCTACGAGAATACTCCAGGTGATGAAACCAAGTTTTATCTCGAACTAGGAACTTGACAATGACTGCATCAATCTTTACAATATCATCTATCGCCTTCTTTGTTCTGTTGGCGTATTCCGTAGAACAACTATCCGAAACTTATTAATCAATGAACTACAATATCACAATCCAATCTCCTGACGGCGTTGAGACCACCTTTGAGTGTGCTGATGATCAGTACATCCTTGAGGCGGCTGAAGAGGCAGGTGAAGACCTTCCTTACTCCTGTAAGGCTGGTGCATGTTCTGCATGTGCTGGTAAGATCGTCAGTGGAACTGTGGACAACGAGGAACAATCCTTCCTGGATGATGATCAAATTGAAGAAGGATACATTCTGACCTGTGTTGCATATCCAACAAGTGATTGTGTAATTCTCTCTGAACAGGAAGAGAATCTATGAAAAAAATCATTACCGAAGATTTCTTCATTGGAAATTTAGGTGATGATTCTCTTCCAACTCAGATCAGGAAATCATTCGAAGAAAATTCGACACCTGAATGTGATATGGTCATGACTGACAAACGTTGGAATGACCAATACATTGAAGATAGAAAAGTTACCTTTTCCTACATGAGTGTTCATCAACCCAATTACATTACTCAGACTGTTGAATCAATTTTTCATAATGTCAATAGTCTGATTTGGAACTTTGAACTGACTGATTGGCAAACCCACATTCAATTCACAAGGTATGAGGGTAAAGGAGGTCACTACGGTTGGCACTCCGACCAAGATGATAAACTCATTCCAAAGGGTACAAGGAAGCTAAGTTTAGTCTATTGTCTATCAAAAAAATCTGACTACACTGGTGGAGAGTTTCAAATTAAAACTGGAACTGGAAAAAATTACACCACCAAATTTGATCAAGGAGACTTCATTGTCTTTCCTTCACAAAAAATGCATAGGGTCAAACCCTTAAAGTCAGGTAAAAGATTTACAATGGTAGCTTGGTATAGATAAGTTATTTTGAAGATTACGATGCCAGATCCAGACGCACTATGGAAGGATATCCAGAGACTCGATGATTTATATGAAGAGTTACTTTGGGATCCCGATGACGAATTACAATTCACCCACGATGGTGAAAAAATTATTATTACTAACAAAACACAAGAGGGAAAACAATGAACGAAAAAGCAGAACGCATCAATGGTTGGGCAGCAATGATCGGAGTGATCGCTGCGATGGGTAGTTACGCAACCACAGGTCAAATCATCCCAGGAATCTGGTGAACGATATGTTACTCATAGCTTCATCTCTCATAGGAGGGTTTATCTTTGCAGCCCTATTGAGTGAGGATGTTTCTGATGATGATGACAACGGACCTGACTCAGGTCTAATGCAACCAGTATATCAAGGGGTCCAATAGGGCCCTTTTTTTCTAAATAAATTTACTTGCTGGTGACCAATGCCCGAAGAAGTAAAGAACGAAGTTAAAGAGGAACCAAAGAAGAAAGGTCCCCTCGGAAAACTGAAGGAGAAAGTAGATGACTCCGAAGAGCAACTTGCTATCGTTTCTACTTTCGTAAGACTTGGTATTCTTATCTGGTCTGGTGGTATTCTTACCCTCAACTATGTGACGATTCCTGGTTTCCCACAAGGGAAGATTGATCCAACTTTTATCGCATCGGTCTTTACAGGCGTGCTGGCTACCTTCGGAGTTCAGACTGCCAAGAATAAGAACGGTGGTACTAACGGTGGTGGTGCATCAGGTGCTATCAGTAAATCCGACATGGAGAAATTGATCGAGAGAGCAAGTCAGACTGCTCCTGCTCAGACAATCAGAATAGAACAGGCACCTCTCCAAATTGGAAATCAAGGACCTGCCAAGTCTGATGATTCTTACAAGATGTAATCATAAATACTTAAGTAGTAGGAAAAGGTTTCCCATGTATCGGGAACCACATTTACAAAAGAAGTCAGATGAGTGTGCTGTTCTGTGGAGGGAGTGGCACACTTTGTGGCAAAAAAAGCAATAGGTGCCCCAGATGCAAGAGCAGAATGGGGTCAATGTGTGACGGAATTTGGTGAAATGGTTAGTCAGGAAGTCAAGACAAATCCTCGTTACACTTCAATTAGAAAGGTATAGATAGTGTAGTTGCGTAAACTTTATGAAGTTTATTTTCGCATTCATCGCTACATTATTTTTTGCTGTTCCTGCATGGGCAGTCGATGTACAAATGGGATATGAAGGAAACCTTGTATTCGAACCTTCGGAAGTCACCATTGCTGCAGGAGACTCAGTTCATTTTATCAACAACATGCTCCCACCTCACAACGTGATCGTGGAAGATCATCCTGAGTTAGGTCACGAAGCCCTGGCAATGTTACCAGGTGAAGACTTTACTGTTGAATTTCCAGAGTCGGGTGACTATACTTATTGGTGTGGACCCCACAAGGGTGCAGGTATGATTGCAACAGTTCATGTCGAATGAATTCAGATCAAAAGAGAGAATTCTACAAGTCTTTAAGAGAACGCATCAAACAATTAAGGATGGAGCATCTCTTCGAAGAACCTTGTCCTCTTTATGAACCTGAGTGGGAAGAAGACTACTGTTGGGATTGTCGATTAACCTACGATCACGACGAAGATGAAGAAACTTAATAGTTTGTTTTTAAATTTCACGGTCGGTATCATAGACTCCCTGTATAGAGGGAGACACTTCCAAAGGTTCTGGGTGCTTGAGGAAATTGCTCGGGCACCTTACTTTGCTTTCTTAAGTGTTCTACATTTAAGAGAGTCCTTAGGATTACGTGGACCAGAACACATCTATCTGATGGAGGAACATTTTGCTCAAACACTTAACGAAACAGAACATCTGGAATACATGGAGAGTCGGGGCGGTAGTACTTATTGGGTGGATCGCTTTTTCGCCAGACACCTTGTACTTGTCTACTATTGGGTCAACGTGGTTTATTATTGGTTATCTCCTCGCGATGCTTACCATCTCTCCTACGAAATAGAATTACATGCAGCAGAGACATATGCTAAATATCTTGCATATGAAGATGGTGATGACCAGGACATTATTAAAATCTTAAATGATGAAGTTACACACGCACAGGAATTAAAGGAAGCAATGGAGATGATTAAATGAAGGTAGGTCTTATTGGTCTTGGTCGGATGGGTGAGGGTATGTCTCGCCGTATGATGAAAGAAGGAATTGAAGTGTGGGGTTATCGTAGGAATTACGAGAAGGCTCAAGAGTGTTTGGAAAATGGTTATGTAGATCATGTCTCTGTAGACATTCCAGATCTTGTCAGTAATGTAAAGAAAAAAGGTCCAGGCATCTTCATGATGGTTGTTCCAGCAGAAAATGTAGAGGACACACTCAATGAGTTACTACCATTACTTGGCGACGGGGATATTATTATTGACCATGGCAATAGCAACTTTAAAGATTCTCGCAGGAGAGCGCAGAGGTTGGAAAAGCTTGGCATCCAATATCTTGACTGCGGTACTAGTGGTGGAGTTTATGGTCTGGAGCGTGGATACTGTCTTATGGTTGGTGGTTC